AAGCGTGTGAAATGAAACAGCCAAGTATCGACAGAGTTGATAATGATGGAAATTATGAATACTCTAATTGTAGATTTATAGAGTTAAGTGAAAACTCTAAAAAACAACATAGAGATTCAAAATTAAAGAAACAGGAGAAAATAAAATAATGAGAAAATCCTATTATCTAATACTTACATTGATGTTGTTGCTATTATGTATGCCAAAGGTTTACGCGCTATCTTATGGTCAATTAGACAGCACATGTTTTATGAATTGCATGGACTACGATGGTGAGATAGATTATTGTAGACGCTTATGTACAAATTAATAAATAGTAAATAAGATTTTATGCTATTGAGAAAGGAGAAATTTATGAGAAATGAGAATATAATTAATGACTGGTTAAAAACATATTTAATTGGTCCCATGGAAGATGTAGAAAAGAAAGATGGTGGTCGAGGTTGGAGAACTTCAATTACCAAAAAGATTAATAGATTAAGAGATGCTAAAGATAACTCTATCTACATTTTTGACCCTACTCTTGAAGAACAGAATAAGACGGGCATGGAAGCTGAAACATTACACGCTAAGATTCAAGGTTGGTTAGCATCGGGCAATAATGAATTAGTAGAAGAATATGCGGGTCTCATATGGAAAGGTAAGACTCATCTAGAAAGAACTGGAGCAGGTCAAGCTAGACTAATCAAAGTTTTAGGAGATGTTGATTATGTTATAAATTCCAAATTCTTAATTGCTCGTATGGAAAAAGGTGATTCGCCATGTGGGACATTTATGGAATGCGGTATTGCTTTAGAGCATGATATTCCTATTTATGTTTTACAGACTATGCCTAGAACAGATTATAAAGGTAGTTTTTGTCATGCAGTATTTGCTACAAAGGGAGGCTTCTTCAATTCTGATAATGAGTTGATAGAGTTTCTAAAGAAAAAATATAATTTAAAAGACATTTCTGGGAAGGAGTAAATATGAAGGTAACTTATTGCGACATCTGTGATGTAGTATTAAAGGCGAAGAAGCATGTTATCATTATATTTGAAGATGATATTCTTCAAGCAGACTATTCTTATGGTAGAGTTACACCTAGTAAGGATACATTCGAGGTGTGTGATTCTTGTTTAAAAATGATTAAAGATATTTTCACATACAAGACAGCAAAATCTAAAGAATTAAAGAAGCTGGTGGATAAGATTTATGAAACTAAATCTAAAATTAAACGTAGAAGAAAAAAGAAACAAGGTGAGCAAGATGTCTAATGAAGTAAAACCAACAAATCCAAAAGATGCAGTAGGAATAAAAAAAGTACCATTTTCAGTTTTAGCGTGGAGAGTTCTTGCAGAGATAGGTTTAGCTTTACTAGAGGGTGCAAGAAAATATGGCAGACATAATTGGAGAACTGCAGGAGTCAGAGCGAGTGTTTATTATGATGCTAGTTTTAGACATATGACAGCTTGGTGGGAAGGCGAAGATATTGACCCTGATTCAGGACTAAGTCATATAACAAAAGCCATGGCTGGATTAATGGTGTTAAGAGATAGTATGATAGAGGAAAATTGGGTAGATGATAGACCACCAAAAGTTAAATCAGGCTGGGTTGCAGATATGAATAAATTAGCAGAACAAATCATTGTTAAGTATCCTAATGCACTTCCACCTCATACAGAAAAGAAGCTTTAAAATGATTATTACAGACGTAAATATTTTAAGACAGAGAAGTAGTGAAGTAAGCGACGAAAGTGTCTTAGAAGCTGTCTGGCAGAGTTTAAACAATGAATTAGACAGTACATCAGGTGTAGGATTAAGTGCTATTCAAATAAACATTCCTTTAAGAGCATGTATTGTAAAGTATTGTAAAGTACATTGTAAACTATATAATGCTCGTATTGTAAAGCGTTCAAGAGAAACTATTATTTTTAAAGAGGGTTGTTTATCTATTCCAGATGTATGGGAAAATACACGAAGAAATAAATACATTACAGTTAGAAATGGCGACAATAAATTATATAGATTTAGTGATATACTTGCCGTTATTGTTCAACATGAACTCGACCATTGGGACGGGATTTTATTTACAGATAGAGGAACAAAATGAGTAAGTATCCTGCTTGGTATAATAAAGGTGACGAGTCTATTAAAAAGAAAGCTAATAGAAAAGAGGATACAGTTTTTAAACATCTTGTTTCTGGTGCATTATCTTTCAAAGGCGATTTCAGCACAGAAGATTGTGTATTAGATAATAAAAGTACAGATAAACATTCCATTAGAGTAACGGAAGATATGTGTGATAAATTATGTAAAGATGCTTTAGTAATGAATAAGGAAAAATCAATATTAATTTTAGATATGCCACAGTATTATGTTGTATGTCATGTTCAACGTAAAGGAGACATGTAGTGAAATATCATATTGTTTATGTCGTAATGTTATTGAGCTTTGGTTATTTAAGTGTTACAGGTGCAGATTTAAAAGCAAAGGCAATAGGTATATTATGCTTATTAGTGAACGCACTTATATTTTGGCGATAGGAGAAACTGATGTTTCGTTTAATTTTAGCTATTTTAATAGGATACTTTTTAGGTAAAGAACGCAAGGCTAAGGATAAGTCTGGTGGTTCAAGAACTATGGCCTTAATTACATTGTCAACTTGTATGTTAGCTATTTTAACTCTAGAGCTTCAAAAGACAGGTGTGCAATTCGATTTTGTTAGAATGTTCTCTTATAGTTTAGCAGGCATTGGTTTTCTAGGCTCTGCTGTTATTCATCAAAAAGGAAATAGTATCGAGGGTATTACAACAGCATCTTTAATATGGATATCTGTTCCAATAGGTTTCTGTATAGGTTTAGGCTATTTCTTCTATGGTATTCTAAGTGCTATATTAGTATTTATTATATTAGAATCTAAATATTGGTTAATAAAAAGAAAGCGAAGAAGATGTCAGAAAAAATCTTAATAATCGGTGATTTACACTATCAAGATAGTAGAGTAGAGGCGATTCATTTTGCAGAAGATAGCATATTGAACAAAATAAAAGGACAACAATTTGATAGAATTATTTTATTAGGAGATTTATTTCATACTAAACCAACAGCAAGTGTGAGAGAATTACTAGCTCAGTTTATATTGAAACTAAGAAAACACACTAAGAGATTTGATTTCATTATTGGTAATGGTAAACATACATTTGAAAATAATGCAATACATGAAAAAGATTGGATGACTTTATGTCCAGACTTCTATCAACATGACGAATTAACATTAGGTAAATATGTGTTTGGTCATTACGAGGTTAAGGGAACTAAATATATAAATGGTTATTTATCTGATAGTAAAAAAGAAGTGAATAAAGATTTAATATATGTTCTAGGGCATGTGCATAGTCCACGATGTTCTTTTGATAATGTTCACTATGTGGGTTCAATATATAAAGTATCTTTATCAGAAGAAGAAGATGTAAAAAGAATAGCTGTCATAGAGAATGATAAGCTTTCCTTTATTGATATTGAAACAAGACCGATGTATAGAGTAAACTTAAAAGCAATTAATAATAAAATTAAGAGTTCTAATATCAAAACTTTATTAGAAAGTAAAGACAAAGATATTGATTTAAAGATTCAAGTTATTTCAGATGATGTTTCTATTTCAGCAGTATATTCTTTTATTCAAAAACTCAAGAAGAAATATAATGTAGAATACTATAAGGAAGACTTACAATTATTGAGCGAGAAACAAGAAGTGCCTGAGTATCTTGATAGAGAGAAGCTTCTTAAAAAGTATTGTAAAGAAAAGAATATTAATTACGATTTGATTACTTTAGAACTGGAGAAAAAATAAAATGGCACAATTAACCTTGACAATCGCTGAAGTGTGTGATATACTTAACAAAGAGATAAAGACCAATACAGTTTGCGTCGGAGTAGATGGTGCGACAAAACACACAGGTCTATGTATTTTAAGAACAACAAAGGATAAATTTTATGTGGAAGATTTTTATGGTATTGAAATGAAAGGTATTTGTAAAAATAATTTGCATACAAAGTTAATTGAATACTTTCAGAAGTTTAAAGATTTTAGAGCAGAGCTTCCTGATTATGATAAGAAGTATGATAGAAAAGTTATTATAGAGGATTGTTTTTTCGGATTGAATGTTTGGACATTGAAGGTATTAGCTAAGTATGCTACAATAAGTTTCTTTACAATGTTTAAATGGACACACAATATTCCAGAACCTATTCAACCAGTTTCCGTTAGAGCAAAGGTCGGTTTTTCAGCAGATACGGGTGCATTTCATTTTGAGCAAGTAATGATTAAGGGAAAGAAGAAAAGAAAAAAGATTTGGGATAGAAAACCTATGAATCTGAAGCAACAAATTATTGATTTCATTGATAAGAAGTTTAACTTAGAAATAACAGACGATAATCTTTCAGATGCTTTTATGTTAGCATTATCCGGTCTAATAGAGAAAGAGTAATATGAAAAATTATTTAAAACATACAGAGAATTTTGTAGCAATGTGGACAACAATAATGAAGTTACCTTGTTTGAAAGTAGTTTATGTTAAAGAAAGTGATTGTGAAGAGTCAATGAAAGCCTGTATAGATTGTGAGAATGAAACAATCATGTTAAATACAGATAGAATACAGTCTAATAATGATTTGATAATGGTAGTAATACATGAACTATGTCATTTCTGGTACTACTATAAGTATAATGATGACAGATACTTACAAGAAAAAAGAATTATTCATCTAACATATAAAGTATTGAAATCATATTATCCTGAAACTTATACTCATGCAGTTGATTATGGTTTAGACTTTTTAAGTAATTGGGACCTGAGAGAAACAGAGCAGGAACATTATTACGGATATTTATTCGCACTACAAAAAATGGGAGTAATAACATACAATGTTAAAAAATGTTAAGCTAACTAATTTCGGTATTCATAACTCTTTAGATATTACATTTAAAGAAGGGCTCAATGCTATTATAGGAGAGAACACAGCGGGTAAAACTCAGATAATGGAAGGTGTCTGCTATGCTTTATTCGGTAAAACACAGAACTCAAAATTAGAAAAGATTATCAACTTCGATGCAGACAAAGCTATATCCGAAATAAATCTTAATGATACTATTGTGCAAAGAGACAGAACAAAAGCAACATCATCATTAAATAAAATTAAGAAGATAGAGTTAGATAATTTATTGAACATAAACTATAAGGAGTTTTTAAGTATCTTTTATATTTCATCACACGAACAGCAGAATTTATTTGATGCTTCTTATCTTAGAAATTTTCTTATCGAATTATTTAACTTAAATGAATATTCAACTATCTATCAAAGATTAAATGTAGAATTAAATACGCTAACACAAATTAATACAGAGATAGCTAAGGTCAATAAAGATTTACTAAAGAAAAGATATTTAAGAATTAAGAATTATAAAAATACGAAAGTAGATAAAGTTATTACATATAAAGAAGCACTAGAAAGACTAAGAAATAATATTAATACTTTATATAGTAGTAAAGGAAAGATAGAGCAGAAGTTTAGTGAGATACAAAGAAAAACAAATTTACTAAAAGCAGGTAAATGTTCTAAATGTGAAAGAGAATACTCTTCTACGGATATAGAGAAGGGACTAAAAAAATTAAAAGAAGCCACTCTATTATTAAAAGTAAAGGAATCAAAATTAACTCAGATGAAAAATAAATTGGCTCTATCTGAGGCTAAATTTCAAAGAGCTATTAATAACTTGAGTGATAAAATTGATAGATGTAATAGAGTTTTAACTATTATTAAAGAACAGGCAAATAAAAAAACAGAGCTTAGAAACGAAAAAAGAATCACAGAGATTAAGTCTGTATTATCAGTATTTAGTCCCAAAGCATTTCCGTCCTACTTATTACAAGCATACATTCCTGTTATTATTAATACTGCCAATAAGTTACTAAGATTGATATTTAAAGATACTACTGTAGATATAAGAACAGAGAGAGCAGAATCAAATAGACCTGATTTCAAACCCTTTATTAAGAGAGGTAAAGAAACTTTAGAGATGAAAGACCTATCGGGTTCTGAGAGAGTATTGGTCAATTTATGTTTTAGACTAGGCGTTATATCTATCTTTAAGCAACTCTGTAAAACCGAAATTGATTTTATGTTGATTGACGAAGGTTTAGAAAAAATCGACAATGAGAACTCAATAAAATTAATACAATTATTTAACTACTTTTTTAAATTAAACTTTTTAAATCAGATTATAATTGTTACACATAAAGATATTCTTAAACAACAAGAAAATATTAACTACATAGAGCTAAGGAGATAATCATGGCAAACATTAAAATTAAAGTAGAGGGTAAGTCAACAATCGTAGGAACATTTATTCCTGTAGGTTCTCGCAATGAGCCGGATAATATTAAGGGTATCTCTCATTTTTTAGAACACATGTTATTTAAAGGAACTAAGACTCGCAACATGACAGAGATTAAACAAGCTATAGATAAATATGGTGCTGTGTTTAATGCTTGGACTTCAGAAGAACATACATTTTTCTATGTTGTTATTAGCAATAAATATGTATCTGAGGCACGAAAGATTATAGATGATATGGTAGAAAATTCTATATTTCCAGCAGAAGAACTTGAAAAAGAAAAACAAGTAGTTTTGCAGGAATTAGAAATGTATCAAGATAATCCTCAGTCAGCAGTATTTGAATTAGCTCAGAGTAAAATCTTTGCTGATGGCTCGAATCTTCACATTCCTATTATTGGAACTAGAGAAAGTGTTACAGGTATTACAAGAGATGTATTGGTTGAATATTATAATAAATATTATAAGAACGCTATTAAGCTAGAGATTGGTGGTTCAGCAGAAGAGGCACGAAACAGAGTTTATATTACCTCTAGATTTGCACAAGAGCCTATCACTTATGATAAGAAAGATGTCATAGAGTATAGAAATGATATTAGTCAAGCCAACATGGTATTAACAGGTCTATTTTATATTAATACTATGAAAGAGCGATTGATTATGGATTTATTTTCCTCTGTAATTAATGGTTTTTGTGGGAGATTCTTTGAAGTTATTAGAGAACAAAATAATTTAGTATATAATACTACTTTATATATGCAGGAACATAGTTGTGGAACTGTTCAATACTGGGGCTTTGCAGGTTTAAAACCAGAAAAAGTTCAGTTTGCAAAAAAGCTTATGCTAGAACAATTAACAAAGACTGTATCTAAAGAAGAATTAGATTTTGCAAGAGGCAAACTATTAGGTGGACATGAATTAAGTATTGATAAGCCGTCTAATATTGCTAGAATTTTAATTGACTGTTCTTTAAGCAATTTAGATTATAATGTTTATCTAAGAGATTATGAGAAGTCTATTAACGATATTTCTCTAGAAGAAGTAAACAGCTTTATTAAAAGAATAAACTTCAACAATAGTAAGTTAGTTGCAATTCTACCAAGAAAGAAAAAATGAGTAAACATAAGGACAGCAGAGAATTTTTCAAGAAAGTTCTAGACGAGTTATTCGTTGAGTATAAGAATAAGATGCGTCTAAATAAGAATTGGTCTATCCATGTTAAGGTAGTCAATAAGAAAGATACTTATGCTGAGGTTGTCTATGAGTTTGATGGTAGAGATTTTAATGTCAATGTAAATAGTAAAATGAATAAGTCTGTAGCATCTTTACGAGATTCTATTATACATGAATTTTGGCATGTACTATTGACTTCTTTGACAAGTAGAATGGATAACATTTTAGATAAGGTAAAGAATAAGAAATCTATTAATGTAAAGAAGCAGAGAAAATTACTTAAAAATGAAGAAGAAAGATTAGTAAGAAAGTTTACTCGTATCATAAGAAACATAGAAAGACAATGCGAGAAAAAAGGAAAGAAGAAATGAACATAAATGTTAGAAACAAAGGTAGTTACAGATTTTATGATATTGAGAATATCGGAGATTTTCCTTCTGTAACAACTATAATTGGTATTCTTCCTAAGCCCAAGATTGTTCTGTGGGCAGTTATGCAGACAATCAAGTTCTTAAAAGAAAGAGGAGACCTCTCAAAGACATCAACCTCTTTAGGTTTTGTATTTCACAAACAGCTATTAAACTCATTAGCTAAAGAAGGTACGAATATTCATAAAATTATTGAAGATTACGTTACAAAACAAAAAGATAATGACCATAATGCTTTAACAAGATATAAAGAGTTTGAGAAACAGTATGACTTTAAGTGTGAACACTCAGAATTAGTTGTCTGGGATAAAGATGAGTATAAGACAGCAGGTACAGTTGACCTTGTGGGAAAAAGCTCTCACATACCTATACTATTCGATTTAAAGACATCTAAGGCAGTTAGACTTTCGCATAAGATTCAGTCATGCGTATATAAAGAACTCTATTGTAGATTAAATAAAATAGATTCCTCGACGATGAAATCAGGCATATTATTAATACCTAGAGATAAGCCTAAAAAGTGGGACGTATATATCAATACGCCTGAAGAGGAAAGAGTTTATTTACGAGTATTTAAAATTCTTAGTGAACTATTTTATATGTTAATAGATTTAAAAGAATTAGATTTAGTATAAAGGAGATATTATGAAGAAATTATTTTATGGTGCTATGATGCTTGTCTGTTGGAAATTAGAGGATATTTATGATTTCTTTTGTGATGACTGTAAATTCTATCCTAGCTTTATTTGGGAACAAAAGTATTATGCCGAAGTATACAAATAAAACTTGACAAACAGCTATTTATGTGCTATACTTAGAGTAACAAAGGAGATAAGAGATGTTTGTGAGGTTACTGAAAGCTATTAAACTCAGACTTGAACAAAAGGAAAAATTGCAAATAGATATTAAGCAAAATGAACCGATAAGCTTTAGTGATTATCTTTTAAATATGATTCTAGAAAACAGAGGAAACAAAAAATGAAAAACACGAAAATTATAGACACTTCAGTTGAGCTAGAGTGCTACAGATGCAACGGTAAAGGATTTGAAAAAACGAAAACTAAAAAATGTCCTACCTGTAAAGGAACAGGCAAATGGATAGAAGATAGTTATATATTAGTTGCACAACAACCTAATGGTCAGAAAATTGCCTTTGGCGTTGATTGTGCAGGAAAATAAAGGAGAACAGTTATGAAATTTTGGACAGACGAAAAAATAGAAATTCTTACTACTTATTTAAGAAACGGAATTTCAAATAAAGAAATAGCTAAGAAGTTTGACACATCTCTTGATGCTGTTAGTAGTGCTATTAATAGATATGATTTAAGAGAACATTATGTTCAGAAAGCTTCTACAAAAAAGTTTATTGATTCTATCAATTTAGAGGAGTTAGACGATGAAAATTTTGCAGAGGCTAAAGAGAAGGCTATTTTAAAGTGGCAGATTAAAAAATCTAAAGTTCTAGGTAGTAAAAATAAGAAAATTAAAAAAGCTCTATTTTGGCCTGATACACATATCCCTCATCAAAACGAGCCCTCTTGCAAAGCTATATTGAAATTGATGAATGATGAGCAATTTGATATTATGACTATTGTTGGAGACTTTATGGATTTGGGTTGTATTGGTCATTGGGATAGAAATAAACATAGAACTCTTGAACTAAAGAGATTAAAGAACGATTATATTCTAGGCAACGCTTTATTAGATGAAATTGATTCAAGATTACCTAAGAAGTGTGAGAAGCATTATCTAGACGGAAATCACGAAGATTGGGCACATGACTTATTAGAAGAAATGCCTGCACTAGAGGGTATGATTGAGCCTGCAAGTCAGCTAAAGCTAGAAGAAAGAGGTTATCAAACACATAAGTATAATGAGTTATTGAAGTTGGGTAGATTATATGTAACTCATGGTATTTATGCGGGTGCTAATCCTATCAAGAAGCATTTAGATGAACTCAAAGTAAACATTTTATTTGGTCATACGCATACATTAGGTATGAGATTATCCTCATCAATAGCTAGAGAAATTGCATTTGCAGGTTATAATATTGGTGCAGTCTGCGATTTATCTCCAGACTTTATGAGAAAACGACCAAACAGTTGGACACACGGTTTCGCTATAGGTTATTTCTTTCCTAATGGATACTTTGATGTACAGCTAGTTAGAATTGTACAGGGTAAATTTATTGTTAATGGAAAGATTTATGACGGAAATAAATAATGAAAAGAAATAGAAAAAAACCAGATACGTTTTTAGAGACTTATCGTCGACTAAGAAAGCTTTGGGGTTTTGCACCTGTCAGCAGAGTTCTCGATAAGGATAAAAAGAAACAAGGAAGAGCAAAAGTTAAAAGAGACTTTAAAAAAGACCTTGACAATCAATAGAAAGTATGCTATACTTATATTATGAAAAACAAACTAAACACAATTCTTAAAACAGCACTCTTTACTATCGTTGCCTTACCCGCAATACCTGTATTATTAGTAGTAATTGCATTGATACAGATAGTAATTTGGATTATAAGAGGTGCGATAATTATGTTAACCATTGGAGATAGAACATGAATTTGAATCAGCATATTGAGTATACAAATCTTAAATCACCTAGCAGAAAAGAATTAAAAGAATTTATAGAAACTGCTAATAAGAATAAATATTACGGTGTATGTCTAGACAGGTCATGTTTAGGTATAGCGAAAAAATATGCTAGTGAAGATTTAAAGATTATTACAGTAGGTGGATTTCCTCCGATGCGTATGTTTCATCATTTTAAAGTAGCGAAAAATAGAAAACGAATCCCTGTCTATCTAGGCTTATACGATACTAAGGAAGTTGACAGTATTAAGAGAGTAATAGATGAGGGCATTGCTGATGAAATAGATTTAGTCTTTCCTATTTATTGGTACTCAAAAGGCAGTTTTATGAAGATATATAAGCTATTTAAGAGTTTAAAAGAGCGATATAAGAGACCGATGAAGGTTATTGTTGAATTGGGAACTGTATTTAATAAATATATCGCACTTTATGAAATAATTTCACTATTAAAGGACAGTAACATAGACTTCTTTAAAACCAATACAGGTCTTTTATCGCAGGACTTCAAAACTCTAGTTCAATCTATTAATGCCACACAACAAATTATGAAAGAAAACAATCTTATTCTACCAATAAAGGCCTCCGGAGGAATAAGAACAGAACAACAATCCAAACTATTAATAAGTCTAGGCGTTAAACGCATAGGCACAAGTTCAAAGTTAAATTTTAATGTTATTCAAGGAAAGGTATCAAATGAGCAAAGAAATTAAAATTCCGTCAGATATTAAAGAAATTATGAGTTACTTATCATTCACGTTTTCTAGGTCGCTAAGAAGTTCAATACATGATAAAGATGACTTGTATCAAGATTTAGTTGTTCTTTATTTAGAGAATTTAAATTCCGGCGTAGTAAAAGATGTTACTAATAAAAATCATTGGTTCATGTTCTTTAAATGTCGATTACTTAATAAATTAGACTCTTACAAAAGTGAAAAAAAATACATGCAAAAATTAAGTAATGAGATGAGAAGTGATAATGTCTAAAAGGGAAATATTTAGTAGTAATAAAGTAAAGAATCTTCAATTAGCATTACCGACTAATTTAAGAAAGTTCTTAACTAAGAAACAAGTTCTTTTGTTAAAGTGTATAAGTGCTAATTTAACTATTCAAGAAATGGTAAAGGTAACGAAGTATACACGAAAAGATATTATTTTACATTTAATGAATTTAGGTAGAAATCTCGCAACTTATGATATGCTAGAGAATAAATGTTTTCCAGCAAAGATTTCTTCCTCTGATTATTTAAAAGGCTGGAATGATTTAAAGCATCAAATAAAAATGAACTCAAGGAGTGTTGTAAATGACAAAAAATACTGGCGGTAGACCATCAAAAGATATGATAGTATCTCGACGAGAAAAGACAAGAGAATTGTTTTTAAAAGGAAAATCTCCTAATGCAATCTCTAAATCTCTGCAAGTTGCTTATACTACTACATTAAACGATATTAAATACTTACAAGCAAGATATTCAAGTTTAATTGTAAAAAATTCTCAGTTAGCTAAGAAACAATATCAAAGAGTAGAGCAGTTGATTGATGAAGTTGGTTTATTAAAAACCGAATATTGGAATCTGTATCAAGAAATTACTGATAAAGTAAAAGAAAATAAACAGAAATTAGCTGAGTGGAAAAGAGAAGTAAAGACAGTTAAAGCAGAGCTTGATATTGCTGAGACAGAGTATAAGGCAGATGATACTAATAAAGAGAAGAGAGTTAAAGCCAGAGAGCTTAGAGAGAGATATATTGCTATCTATGACGAACCTAAATACCCAACCTACATTACATCGAGAATAGATTCGTTAAAGGCAATTTTAGATAGAGTTGATAAAGAATCCAAGTTATTAAGTTTATTTAATCCTCAATCTTTAATGGATAAAAATTATGTATCTGTAGAAGTATTACAAAGTATTATGAAGGTATTTAAAGCTATTATTACAGATTTGATACCTGAAGATAAAAGAAGTTACGCTTTTAAACGCTTACGAACAATTAATTTAGACTCGCTCGATACAGAAGAAGTTATTGATGCTGAGTACAAGGATAGAGCATAATGGCAGATAATAAGAATTGGGAAAATTTCTGGGAAGATGCAGAGCAGAAAGTAGTAAACAAGTCAAAAAAGTTTGCTATTCAACCTGTATCCTCTGAGATATTCTTTAGGGATTGGCTAAAGTCCCCTTTATTTCCTAGACAGCAAAAAGCTGTATCGGCCGCATTTAATAATGGCCATACAATGCTGAGTGATAAGTTTAATGAATTTGTATTAGCTTGGGGAAAGGGCTGTTTACATAAGAATACTTTATTGAAAGATGAGATTACTCAAGAGGTAAAAAGTGTAGAGCAGTTTGCAAAAGAGAAGAAAGCAATTAATATCAAGACTTGTGAGACGTACAAAGATGCAAATAATATTATTCGTTATAAGGATAAGATAGTTAAATCTGGTATTCCATTTAAAGCAGGTAAGGCTAAATTATACAGAGTAACTTTAGAAAGCGAAAAAACAGTTGTAGTTAGTGCGGAACATAAATTCAAAACTAAAAATGGTTGGGTAACGCTAAGTCAGTTAAAGAAAACAGACAAGATATTAGTTAATGATTCGCCAAAAGAAAATATGTCAGCTACACAAGAAACTGCTAGAAGAGATAAAATATCTAAATCAATGTTAAATGTTTCTAAGACAAAAGAGCATAAAGAGAATATCAAAAATTCCTCAAATTCAGGTAGATTTGAAAAAGGACACACAACCTGGAATAAAGGTATTGAACGGTCACAGTCAGTCAAAAATAAAATATCAGAAAAGTTACTCGGTACAAAATTATCAAAAGAGACAAAACAAAAAATGGCATTGATAAATAAAGGTATGAAGAATCATAAAAAAGATTGTTCATGTGCTTTTTGTAAAGCTATGCGAGGTGAATGGTTAGGTAACGTATTTAAGTATAAAAATATAAAAATGCGTTCTAGCTGGGAAGTAGCTTTTGCAAGATATCTAGATGCAGAAGAATTGACATGGGAATATGAAAAGCATAGTTTTACTTTTAAAAACGGTAAGACATATATTCCTGATTTTTATATTAAGGAACATAATAAGTTTATCGAAATTAAAAGTTTCTGTTTTCGTGATTCAAAAGAAAAAACAGAAACTTTCAAAGAAGAATTTGATGTTAATTATGAAGTGCTAAGAAAAAACGACTTAATCAAGTTAGGTGTATTATGAAAAAGTACGAGACTATAACAAAAATAGAAGAGTTAGAAACTCAAGTTTACTATGATTTAGAAGTTAAGCAGACTAACTGTTATTATGATAATCAAGGAATACTACATCATAATTCAGGAAAAGACCTAACTATCGCCTGTCTGTTATGCTATACTATTTATTGGCTATGTTGCTTAAACGACCCACAAGAAACATTAGGCATTAAAAGTGGTGAACCTATAGACGTTGTTAATGTTGCGTTTGATGCTGACCAAGCAAAATCTGTATTTTTTGAGAAATTTGTAAGAATGGTTAGTCAGACAATAGACCCTGCTACAGGAAAGAATTTCTTTGAAGAATTAGGCATGAATATTGAAAGAGATATTATTCGTAATGCTATTTTATTTCCAAAGAACATTAGAGCGTGGTCTATGAACTCTAGAGAATCAAAATCTGAGGGTAAGAATGTTGTTCTAGGAATCTTTGATGAGATTGGAACTTTTAGATTTGACCAAGCACAGAATATAAGAAAACATATTAGAACATCAGCAAGAACACGTTGTCCTAAACATTATAAATTATTTTATATTTCTTATTTGACTTCGCCGAATGATTACATGTCTTATCTTTTAGATAGAGCAGAAGATGGACATATGTCAAAGACTTATTGTGATAGAGCGGCCACTTGGGATATTAGGTCAGATAAATCTTGTTTACCCGAAATAAAGAAATACGCAGTACACAAAGAAACTTATAAAGAAGAGTTCGACGAGGACCCTTCCACAGCAATGTTAATGTATGAATGTAAGATACCGAAGTATAGAGCGAATAACTTTATTAAGAGAGCTGATAGAATTACAGATTGTATTAATTATGAGCGAGAGTCTCCTATTATACTAGAAGAAAACAATAATGAAAGTGCGTTAAATAGAGTCTGGACACATAATATAATGAACGAAGAACTAGAACATTGGTTTAGACCCTATCATACTCACGAAATAGAAGTAATGGAAAGAGATTATGAAGAGAATCCTTCAGAAGAGTTAGCACAGAAAATTAAATTTGAGAAAGAAAAGCACTCAAACGCTCAGTATTATGTACATATTGACCTTTCTAGAGGCGTAGTTGATTGTGCGGGACTTTCTATGGGACACACTTATCACATCTTAGATAAAACAAAAATCTATGTTGATTTAATGTTACAGATACGTTCTCCCCAATCTGAAGATAAGTCTAAAGAGATTGATTTAAACGAAATCTTAGAATTTGTTATTACAAAGTTATTTAAAAAGTTGAAGTTCCCGATTATAAAAGTAACCGCTGATGGATGGAACTCGGCACTATTTTTAAACATCTGCGAGAAAAACGGAATAGGTGCAAAGATTATTTCTTTAGAGAAGAATACTGGGCCCTATGATACACTCAAAGATTTTATATATAAAAGAGATATTAATTATTATCTTTATCCACCTGCAATAAGAGAGCTAACAGAATTGCTTATTACCGATAAAAATAGGATTGACCACCCGAAAGCTAGTAAATGGAGAATGAGAGAAGAGGGCATCAATCATGGTTCAAAAGATGTTTCAGATTGTTTAGCAGGATTTGTATTTTCAATAGTAGAAGAAGATGACGGAGAACCGTTAGCTGTAATTGGCAAATAACCCTAATTAGGAGGAAATGATGTCTAAGAAAGTAAATAAAAGAGTAACAAAAAACCCAGTAGGTCGTCCAAGAAAATCGGCAGTTAGATTAAAGCCTACGCAACAAGTAAGAGATAGAAAACTGGAGTCTGTAAGCTTCGGAACAAAGTCTGTAATATATCAGCCATATGCAAGGCAATCTGTAGCACAGCTTAGAGAGCTTATTATGACTACGATATGGGCAGAAGCATGTATTGAGACAATCGTAGACGAGGTTGTTAAGTATGACCTATATACGGACCCACGGTCAGAAGTAGATGATATTCAAGGATTTCTAAATTATCCTTCTTTAGTAGAACCTCTATTTATGATTAGAAAGCAGTATTTAAAGGATATGCTTAGATGGGGAAATGGTGCGTGTGTTATTGAGTATAAGAATAAATTACCTAGTCAGCTAACAGTTGTGCCGGGGTATACTCTGAGAATTACAGACGATAATCCACCCAAGTATAAGTTTTTAAAAATAGGAAGTAATTCTGAGTTTAAGCAGGATAAGAACGAAAAGAAAGACCTTCTATTAAAGCACAAAGAAGTTATGCACTTTTGTATTAATAAAGATAGTGATGCAACATTAGGCACTAGCTCTATTCAAAGAGGGTATGATGATATAACAACAGATAAAGAGTCTGCTAAGAAATTGGTTGATTTTGTTAAAAGAGGTTTTTATAAACCTGCATTTGTTTCATTTAAAAAAGGTTCTTCCGTATCTAAGAAAGAATTAGAAGAATTTGTAGAATATTTAAATGGACTTATGGTTGAAGGTGCTAAGATGTTGGGTATCAATAAAGAAGTTGATTTAAAGACAATTCCTTATTGGGAACCTTCAGATATTATTGAGATTCAGAAATGGATGGGTCTTAAAGTTGCATCTATTTATAAAGTTCCACCGTTTATGTTAAATCTAGCTCAAGGTACAGGTTCATTAAACGCAAGAGAACAGAAGGCTCGATTTCTAGAGAATGTTGTAATGCCTATTCTCAAGTATGAGTCTTTTATTTATAATAATGTTTTGGTCAGATTAGGTTTTCAAAATCTAGAAACTACAGTTGTTTCCAATCTTCTAGGAACACGACTTAATTATGACAAAGCTAGAATTGCAAATCTATTGACGGGCAATGAAGAAGGTATTCTAACTATAGATGAAGCAAGAAGTCTATTCTTTCATTTACCTGCAAAGTCTGAGTCAGATGTTGAGGCCGCAGAAAAAACAAAGGATAGCAAAACTAAGAAAACAGACAAAAAGAAAAAATAAAACTTGACAAAGTGTAGTTTGTATGCTATACTTACTGTATAAAACAAATTGATAACAAGGAGAAATACGATGTCTTTAGAAAAACAAATTGATGAGTTGAAAAAAGATGACTCCAAAGCATTGCTAAAAGTGGAGAAGATTGTAGACAGTTCGTGTAAAGCAATAACCAGCACAAAAAGTATTCTTTTAAAATTAAATGTGAATAACATTAATCAAATAAAAGAGTTAGAAAAAGATGTAAACGCCCACTATATTATTCTAGAAGAATGGTATCAAAAAATATCATCTCTAAAAAAGAATAAAGAACTAGCCTATTATATGTATCTTAAAAACAAACTAGAAGCTGAGAATACAAAATTTGTATCTGCTTCGGCTGATAAAGAGTCTGCCTTGTATACGGCTCCGGAAAGAAAGTTAAGAGATAAGGTTTTAGGCTCACTAAATGGTGCTACTGAAGTAATGAAAACATGTAGAAACATTATTAACAGTCAAAAATTCGCATCTCAAACATCTGATAATCCAGAGGTAGACGCATAATGCCAACGTATGACTTTAAATGTGAGAAGTGTGGTCATGAAGAGGAAGATTTTGTAGCTATATCTAAAAGAGATGATGCTAGAGAATGTTCTAAATGTAAAAATCTTATGATTAGACTTATTAGTTGTACCAAGAACTTCATTCTTAGAGGTGAAGGATTCTATCAGAACGATTACCCAAAGGACACAAAATAATGCCATATAACGATAAACAAAAACAAAAAGAATGTGAGATACAATATCGTAAAACTCATAGAGAAGATGCGATAGTTAATGCCAAGTTATATAGAGAAGAAAACAAAAGACTATTAAAAGAAAAGGCCAGAATTAAGCACGAAAAGTTTCCTTGGCTAAGAGTTCTTGTAAAGATTAAACAAAGATGTTATAACGTAAAGCTTAAAGATTATAAATACTATGGGGCAAAAGGTATTGAAGTCAAGATTACGGCAGAGGAATTAAAAGAGCTGTGGTTAAGAGATAATGCAGGCTTAATGCTAAAACCTAGTATTGATAGAATAGATAGTGGTGAAAATTATACGATTGAGAATTGTAGATTTATGGAATTAAGACAAAACGCAAAAAGGAGTAATTAAGATGAATCCAGAGAATATGAACGAGCTTTGCAGACAATGCTTTAAGGAGATTATATTTGACAACTCTGAGTATAGTAATAGGACATATTGTTATTTGGACCCTTTTAGAGGGAAAGATAATCAGTATCATATTACATTAGTTGATAAAGCTACATCATACGGAGTAACACTTCCTCTATCCTCAACAGCTTGTATGCTTCTTGAGAAGAAGGATATTAAAGTATTATTTCAGAGAGTGATGCAAGGTCTAGCAATAGCTGTCAAGAAATACTCTAGTGATGCTCGTCCAGTTGATTATAAAGCTAAGCCACTTAAAGCAGTAAACAAATTATCAGTTTATAATAAAACAGAAACTAAAGAAAAGACTTCTATTGAGTTTTATTCTTGGTCTCGAATCCTAGTATAATAGAAAGTAAATCATGTTTAAATGTAAACATAAAAATATAATAAAGAAATATAAAAGAGAGCCACGACATGACGGTATCGTTTTAATTTCTTATGAGTATTGCGACAAGTGCAAGACTTTATTACGAGGTGGTGTATCTTATCTAAAGCCCACTATAGAGGCTATAGTTAAAAGTGCTACTCATCTCAGTAAAGTTGCAGTAGTGAGAAATCCTAATAAAAAGAGAGCAGAAAAATCTAGAAAAATTAAGAAAGTTGATAAAGTTCAGCCAGTAAAAGAAACTATTAATGAGAACATTGAAGAAACAGTTGCAGAAACCGTTGTAGAAACGCCTTCCAAGAAGTCTTATTTTAAAAGACGTGCTGAGAAAAAACAGGCTGGAGAAGAATCAACAGTCTTTCTAAGAGAGACCAAAGAGAGTAAAAGAAAGAAGAGGCGATAAATGCACATTAAAAATTTAGATAAGATTAAAGAGCTAATTAAATCTAAATTACCTGAATATCTTAATGAGTTAGGGTGTAGAACTAATGGTACGAAAGTTCAATGTCCGCATTCCGAGGCGCATGACCATAACGATGAAACTAAATTATCAGCGGCCTTTTTACCTGACTCTAAGAATCACTTAATATATTGTTTTGTAGAACGGCGTTCTTTCGATATATTTGATGTTTATGGTATTAAGAATAATGTATCAATAAAAGGTTCAAGCTTTTTCGAGGCAGTTAAAGTTTTGGCTAGAAAATACAGTATTCCTGTAGAGGAAGAATATGAGTATTCTGCAAATGAGAAGGCACTAAATAGACAAAGAAAATTTTTAGAGAATATTCATAAGCTATCTATTCAAAAGAAAAACTTGCAAAAGGGCGTTCCATACTATAAGCAACGAAACATTAATAAAGAGAAACTTCAGACATGGAAAATTGGTTGCTTATCTCCAAACGATATTACGCCTGAATTAAATAAAGAATGTAAAAGCTTATTCGATTATAGATTACTTACAGTATTTCATAAAGAAGGTCTTGTAATTCCTATTTTGAATGAAAACAATCAATACTCTGGTCTAATTATTCGTATGTTTAATACTGAAGATAATGACCCGTATATCAAAATCTGTATTAAAGGAAGTAATTTGTTTAATATAGAGCGTGTTAGAGGACATGATACATTAACTATTGTAGAAGGGCCCTTTGATGCTATTGCTTTACATCCAAATCAAAATGTTATTGGTTGTTTAACAAATGTTATCAATGATGCTAATTTAGAGAAGATAGCAAATATAGAATTTAAGAAAATCTTTTTAGCTTTAGACCCAGATAATTTATACAAAGGAACAGCAAGAGATGGTTTTTTAAGAACAGTAGTTAGAATGAAAAATCTAGACTCTGAAATTTCTATTATCAAGATTCCTGTTATAGAGGGCGAGGCTAAACCAGACCCCGATGAGTATATGAAAACGCATACTCTAGATGATTTTAAAGACTTACCTAAACTTTCTGCTTTAAAGTATCTTATAGAGAACTATGAAAAAGGATTAATTAAAGAAAAGATTATCTATGACTTCATTGCAGGTTGTCCTAACTTAATTAGAAAAGAGGCTTACATTACGGAATGTGCAGAATCTTTAAAAATTGGTAAAAGACAGCTTACAAAATCAATAGATGATATGTCTAATTCTTCAACTTCTTTCAACATGATTCAGTATGTGCAAGAGAAAGATGCTTACGATGAATTGTTAGAGGACTTTACAGAACTCGCATGGAATAAGAATTTTGCTGGTATTCCTTCTGGTTTTCCTTTATTCGATAAAAGATTTGGTGGTTTTGAGGATACGCTCTATCTATTAGCAGGCTTTCCAGAAACGGGTAAGTGTCATACTAAGGGAACTAAAATTTTAATGTATGACGGTAGTAGTAAATCTGTAGAAAATCTTAATATAGATGATATTCTTATGGGAGAAAATAGTAATCCTGTAACTATTAAATCTGTCTGTAAAGGTAAAGAAGAGACATTTAATATTATACCCAATAAAGGGGAGTCTTTTGGCGTAAATAAATCTCATATTTTGGTGTTGAGTTATAATCAATTAAATCAAAAAACTAAAAAAAGAGAATATTTGACTTTAGAACTTTCAGTTAATGCGTATTTAAAAAAGAGTAAATGTTTTAGAGATAGATGTAAACTAATAAGAAAGTCTGTTGAATTTAAGAAACAGTATGTAAAATATGACCCTTATTTTATAGGTCTTTGGTTAGGTAACGGAACCAAAAATCAACCTGAAATTACAGGAAAAGACATTGAATTAGAGTCTTATTTTATACAATTCGCAGAAGAAAATAAATTAATATATAAAAAGTTAAACAGAGAGAATAGATGTAGTAAGCATACATTTACCAATAAGTGGAAGAATCGTAATAATCCTTTATTAAATGAGCTAAGACTGTGTGTTAGAGATAACATAAAAAGAGTACCAAATAATTATTTAATTAATTCGAAGGAAAATAGATTACAACTACTTGCAGGATTACTGGACTCCGATGGTTACTATTCAAAAGGCATGTTTTCTATTACATGTAAAGAGAGTGAATTAAAAGATGATATTTTATTTTTAACACGTTCTTTAGGTCTAGGCTCAACATACAGAGTTAAAAAAGTTAAATATGTTTATAAAGAAAAAAATGAAATTAGAGAATATTTTTTAATTAACATATTCGGAGAAATTAATAAAATACCAACAAAACTAAAGAGAAAACACGCTCGTATTCGTGTAAGCAATAAGAATGCGCTAAAAACAGGATTCTCTGTTGAAGCTCTTGGTGTAGATGACTATTATGGCTTTACGCTAGACAAAGAGTCTAAAGGAAGATATTTATTAGGAGACTTTACATTAACTCATAATACAACATTTCTATTAAACTTTGTTTATAAATTAGCGATGAATGAAGATACTCTTGTCGCCTTCTATTCATTAGATGATGGTGCTAAGAGAGCTATTCTACCTCGATTAATGAGTATCACTTCAGGATTAACTTCTAAGCAAGTAAGACAGCCTGATAGTGAGACACATGATAAGTGGTTCAACGGTATGGCTAACTTAAAGAAAATGAAAGATAATATTATTATTAAAGATGGTTCTCATATTAGAACTCTTGACGATTTAGATAATTATGTTAAGATTCACTCTACGATAGCTATGGAAAGAGGTAAGAAATTTGTAGTAGTAATTGACAATCTACATGACTTACAAGCTAGTGGAAAGCACTTAGAGGCCACACAAAATGCTCAAAGAGTTGCCTCTTATTTAAAGAGATTGCCACAGCAGATTAATTGTCCTATTATATCTACAGCAGAAGTTCCAAAGTCATCATCTGCTAAGCCTAGTGGTAAAGATATTAAAGAATCTATTGATTTGTGGTATGCCTCAAGATTCGTTGGTGGTGTTTATTCTAACTTTCATCAAGTAAAAAATATTCAAGATAGTAATTTACATTGGGTAGATGAAAATGGTGCATACAATCCTATTATGGAACTCTTTGTTTCTAAGAATCAGACGGGCGATGCTTTACATGGTTCATTATTCTTTAAGTTTAGATTTGCTAATAATACTCTTACAGAATGTAATGAGCGAGAAACAGACATTTTGAATGATGGTGGTTTTCTAACATTTATGAATGATTAACAGAAAGAATATATTATGGACGATAAAATAGAGAAAGTTCTTATTAAGGCAGTCAAGGGACCAATGATTGCTGTTATGAAAATAATTAATACTGACGATAGCGAATCTGAAAAGATAAAAGCAATCAGTCTTTATTGTATGTTTATTTTAAAAACAATTAACAAAACGATTATAAAAGAAAATGAAAAATAAATTAAATAAAAAGAATATACTTGTCATAGGGGATTTAATGCTTGACAAGTATGTTAGAGGCTCAGTATCACGCATCTCTCCAGAAGCGCCTGTTCCTATATTGAATAAACAATCAGGTGAATATAAGTTAGGTGGTTGTGCTAATGTGGCTAAAAATCTAACAGCTTTAGGTTCTAATGTTTGGATTATAGGAAAAATAGGCAAAGATATTGCAGGTACTCGGGTTACAGAGTTATTACAAGACAATAAAATCAATACAAATTTATTAATCGCAGATAAAAAGGTTATCACGACAAAAAAGACAAGATACATAGCAGATAATCAGCATCTACTGAGAGTTGATAGAGAACATATTTGTTTTAATAATTTTAAATTAAAAGAGGTAAAGGAAAATTTAGTTAGACATGTCAAATATTTTGATGCAATAATAGTATCTGATTATAATAAGGGTATGATTAATGAAGAACTCGCAGTATTTATAGGAGAACTTGCTTTAAAAGAAGATAAGATTATTACAGTTGATACAAAGAAAAGAGATATTACTTGTTTTTCTAATTATACCTCTATTACGCCTAATTTAAAGGAGTTAGAGAATATCTTTAAAACTAAAATATATGATTATAAAGATTCCTTTGAACTCGCCAAAGAGTTATTGATAATGTTCAGGTTTAATAATGTGCTTATAACATTAAGTGAGAACGGTTTATATTATGCAGATGATGTTGTTAGCAATCATTTAAAAGCAGAAAGAAAAGAAATTGTTGATGTAACAGGTTGCGGTGATACATTAATCGCCACATTCACTTTAGGTTTATCGAACGGTCTAAGTTTAGAAAAAAGTGCATATCTTGCTAATAAAACTGCCGGTATTGTTGCGTGTAAAAGCGGTGCAGATGTCTGTACTTTAGACGAACTAAATAGTCATTTGTAGAAAGAGGATAGAGATGAAAAAAGATTATGAGACACTATTATTTGAGCAAGATATTATTCGAGTTTTGAGAAAACATGAATTAATTACGAGTAGATTAACTCCCTCTATAATAACAATTAGCATAGATGGTGGAGCAATGCCTATTATTTCGGTAGTTTCTAAATTAAAAACTATAGAAGAAGAAAAACAGTTTGTAAAAGAAGAGGAAACATTTTATAAAGAAGAAGATTTTGAGAAAGAGTTATTTGATGAAGAGGATAAACCGGATATAGAACCGCCTGACTTTGACTTCAGAAATAGACTGTAATGAAACTATCAGCAGACATCATCAAAACAGCAGTATTATCTTATTATAGATTTAGACGACAGATGCTATGTGTAGATGAGGCCTACTGTAATAATGGTAAGAGTGATGTCTTGGTTGAATCTGATAAAGGCTTCTACGACATAGAGATAAAAATTAGTAAATCTGATTTATGGCAAGGTGAGGCTAGAAAAAGAAAACATTATAATAGACGTAATACATATCTAAATGCAACATACTTTATTATGTGTGTTCCAGAATCTTTATTAGAAGAAGCTAAAAAATGGGTAGACCAAACAAATTCAAAATACGGTATATTAGTTTTTAAAGAAGATAAGTGGAATAAAATGTGTGAACTGAATAATATCTATGAATTAGAGAGCTTAGTTAAAACAATACGCACACCTAAAAAATTGACAGAGCATAGGTCGACTAAGTTACACGATGTCATAGTGAAACGATTAACTTCAGCGTACATTACAAAGAGACAAAAAGATTTAAAAGAAAAAATAAAACTTGACAAATAGCTGAAAGTGTGCTATACTTAGACTATGAAAGAAAAGAAAAGCGATAATGTTCTTTGTTCTAAATGTGGAAGTAAAACTCGAAAGCTAGACGACCATCTTAAAAACGGTTCTAGTAATATCTATTTTTACATATGCACGAGGTCTAGATGCAAACACTCAACATTAATCATTAAAAACACTAACGAGGTTAATAATGAAAAATAAAACAGCATGTCTTATAGAGACAAATGAAACAGTAACAATAAAGGAATCTGCTTATATTTATCATCTTGATATGAAGATGTATTTAGTTAGAGATAAGAATGATAAAGAACAGATAGTTTTAGAATCACAATTAAAGGATATAAAATGAGCGACGAATCAGTAGAGAAAATTGTAGACGATATTATCAAAAGATTACACGCAGTTCAATCAGTAACACCTCAAATACTTCATTGCGATAGTTGTCATCACGAATGGGACTCTGGATTAGGTACTGTTTGTGATTGGTGTGGAGGTAGAGGAAAATGAGCAAACAAATAAACTCTTTCATAGCAACATTTAAAGGAGAAAAATACGACCATCTCTGGGGATATGAACTTTGGATAGAGAATAACGAATTATACTGCAATAAGTTATTGATATTAAATAGAGGTTTCTCTTCCAGCTGGCACTATCACGAAAGAAAAGATGAAACATTTATTATATTACAAGGAACAGTAGAACTTGAATACGCTACTGAGACAACTGAGAACAAAAGAACTGTTTTAGATGCAGGAGATAAATTCAGAATTAATCCTTTAACAATTCATAAATTTAAGTCATTATCTCATCAAAGTATTATTATGGAAGTTTCTCTAACAGATGACGATGATAATATTAAATTACAACCTGCATATAAACTAGAGAGTAAATAATATGGAACACTATACAGCTTTACAGAGTATGATGATTCAAATTGCAGATGACGGCTCAGAAGATACCTTGAAATATATTGAGACAATCTCTGATGCTATCGAACGCTTCAGAAAGAGAAATCTATTTTATAGAGCATTACTAAAGATGAAAAACAAATGATATATCCAAGACAAATATTAAATACATTAAAGAAAAAAGATGTTCATAAAATTTCTAAAGTATTACACTACTATTTTAACTTAGTAGAGACAGATAGAATTTATGAGTTGATATTGCAGGTAGACTCGATTGATACAGCATTGCATTTACTTATATGTCATAAGCAAACAGAGGCAACTTTAGATTCGATTGTTTATGATTACTTACATTATGTTGACTAAAGAAAGGCTTAGATATGGAATGGATAGGAACAGAAATTTCAAAAGTAGGATTACATCTAAAATTGTCTACATGGAAACAGTTTGCAAAAGAGGGTATATTTAAAGACAACGAAGGATATGGTCATTTTGCAACAAAAACGCAAGAGTCAAATATCACAGTATTTACTCATCATGTAACAGGAAAAAGTAATCTCTATGATTATAAAACAAATACATTTACAGAAGTTAAAGTTCCTACAGTAGCAATGCCTAAGGAATTCACACATATTGTTTGGTATAATGTAAGGAAAATAAATGACAAAGAAGTATAAAGACCCTAGTAAAGCAGAGCTTGAAAGAATTATGGTTAAGGCAATGAATGACTCTGATGTTAAATATATTGTTAAGCTTATGATTTATGAATATGGTGGGATATTAGCTAAAGCAGTCAAAAAGAGATTAAAAAAATGAAAATAACACAAATATATAATATTAGAACTCACAATAAAAATACAGATAAGTTTCTTAAAGATTTATCAAAGACTTTATTTGAGCATAATGTTTTATTTCGTATGTCATTAGATAAGTACGTTGATTGGAGTGGAAGTAAATCTAATGGTTTCTTTGAAGGTTGCACAAAGAATAGAGGTATTTTAGCTTGTGCTTTTGGCAGTAAAAAGTGGTTAAGAACTCTAGTGCATGAATCTTGTCATTTTGACCAATGGAGAGAGAAGAGTAAATACTGGACTGCTTTAACTGTAGGTAGAAGTGATGCCTGCACGTTATTATTTAATTGGGTAGAGAATAAGAAGATTAAAAGAAGTAAAAACGTCATAGCTAAATATGCAGAGATAGTTAGAGATTTAGAATTAGACTGTGAAAGAAGAGCAATAGTGAAGATTAAAAAATATAATTTACCTATTGATGTTAAAGACTATTGTAAAGAAGCTAGTGCATATGTACTATTTTATAATTATATTAAAGAATATCGTAAATGGTATATCATAGGAAAAGAACCCTATAATAATGAAATGATACTAGCATTAATGCCGACTAATTTAGATTATAATTTCTCAGAGAATAGTGAGTGGTTAAATACGTTGTATAAACGCTGTGTTACGAAATAGAATACACTTATGAAAAATTTTAAAATAAGCATGTTTAAGGTCATAGAAATTTTAACTTTTATAGTAGTAGTCTCAGTTCCATTGGCTCTATGTAAAATTATAGATATACTTAATCATCTAAAGGAGAGGATTTAACTTATGTGGATACTATATGTTGCAATACTTTTGGGTTCAGTAATCTTACACGAATTGAGTCATCTTTTAGCATCACTCTACTTTAAGGTTCCTGTGAGTGCTTTCTCGATAGGCTTCGGTCCCGTACTACTACACAAGAAGATAGGTAAGATTGACTGGAGATTATCTTTATTACCATTAGGCGGTTACTGCGAGATAGAGGAGTCTTTAACTGTAATGAATAGTTTGACGAATATAGCTTATTGGAAACAATGTATTATTTTAATGGCTGGTGTTGCGATGAATCTATCAATCGCTTTTGTATGCTATCTAATTCACTATGGCTCTATTCTTAAAGGTATTTATATAGATTATTCTATGTGTGCGTATTTCTTTACAGGTGCTATTAGCTATGTTCGTGTAGAGAACTTTAACATAATATTATTCTATACAGCATTTCTAAATAGTACATTATTCGTATTTAATATGTTACCAATACCTGCACTTGATGGCGGTTATCTTTGGATATTTCCATTACGCAGAAAGATGTCTGATAGATTTTACAAGTATTTAATTGGTATCTCATTCTGGGCATTAATGATAGCTCAGGTAGCGATTATTGCAGTATGGTTTATCTCAGCGTATGGTAATAAAATACCAGTAAATATGATTCTATTATTATCAATAGACTTAGTTTATATTACAATTCTGGCTAAGATGATGAACTTGTTAGATGAAAGAAGGATAAAATGATTGAAGCTATTATTCCATTTATACAAGTTCTGATTATTATTGGATTAATTTGTTATATAGAAAAATTAAAGAAATCAAAAAACGAAATGTGTTCTCATACTGGTGATGATATTTGTAATGAGGGATATGCGTGTGATGATTGGGAGAAGTGGACAGAGAAATGTCAGGAAGATTTTATCAGCGTAAGTTCCCTACCCTCTTGCAAGGAGATAGAGGAGATAATGACAGACCATTATTGGGACAGTCTTGAGGGAGAAAGAGGTATCTTAGAGAGACATTGTAAGTTCTTAGCCAAAGCAATCTGCCAAAAACAAGATGAACTAACTAAGGAGTGAGGATATGAATGCATGTGATTTTGAAAATATATGTGAAAGAGTTCATAAAGCATACTGTCAATATTGTATTGATATTAAGGGCAAAGAATATTGGACTAAAGGAGATTATTCAAAACTTGAATATAAAGTAAAATTAGCAGATAGATACACAGCTAGAGCAGTTTTAGATTATTTAAAAGAGAAAAATCTTTTAGTTTAACAAGGAGAGTGAGAAATGAAGTGTAGAATTATTAAACGAATTTGTGTAGACAATCGAGTATGTTATGTTATCCAACAAAAAGGATGGTTGCTTGGCTGGCGTGATGCTTGGTTAAATAGTTTGTGTGGTGCTAGTTGCACAGACAGTTTCTCAACATTAAAAGAAGCTGAAAAGAATTTATGTTATTTTGATGACTCTATTTGTAAGGAAGAAGTAATTTTAACTAAGGAGTGAGGATATGAAAGATAAATTAACTAAGAAACAAAAATACGGTATCGCCGAATGGCGAGAATATTGTTTAAAGATTGGGAGAGACACATCATCTATCAATAAAAAAGTTACGGAAGAGTCTTGGAATAAATTCTATAAGATATTAAAAAAAGATAAGCCTAAATTTTGGTATTGTCAAAGTCCTTTACAGGCTCAAATTATAATTAATATTTTTCCAGA